ATTTTATTAAAGTTTTTAAAAATAGGGAAAAGAATATAAATATGATAACTATATAACCCTGTTCCGATATCCATAGATTAAAATAATATATAAGATTTAACTAGTAAACTAATATCGCCTAGAGTAATTAATAGTTGAGCGAGTCGGGGCGGACGCAGCGGCCCTACAGACCAACCAAGTCAAATAACATGTCTAAGACCGATCGACCTATGTCAACTAAGCCACGTTCGACGAGCATGCTGACCTTGTCAATGACTGAACCGGTAGCGAGACCAACTGAAGTACCACGTCATTATTATATTATATAGCAAAGTCCAAAAGAAATCAATAGTCAAAACGCTAGTCCGGTTTCGGTTACGGATTTCAAAGGGCAAATTAGGATTTGGAAATCGAAAGGTCGACAGCGATTTTATCCTTGCGATTAGTTTGACGTTTAGATATAATTAAGTAGATGATGAGTTCAACGTTAACAACATAGGAGAATAACATGAGCCAAGCACGTCGTAGTACAAGTAAAAAACAAGCTAAACAAGCTGTCGAGGTTACAGTCGACCAGATCAACGCCGTTAAAGAAGCACCTGTTGACCGTGTCGGAGAAGCCAGAGCGGTCCTCTTAGCGCAACCTGAGAATATGAGCAAAAGTGCCAAGATCCGTTTATTACATGCAAAAGGGTATAGTCGTGTTGATATCGCAGCAGCGGTCGGCGTGATATACCAACATGTTCGTAATGTTCTGATAACAGAGTTGAAACGTCCTACAATCACTGAATAGTACCTCGCGGGATTGGGTTAGATGTCACTCACCATGATACTAGCCCATTCTTGTCGCGGTTTTGGACCAGGTACGTCAGTAGAGGGAGATGACGTGGGAGGTCGCGGCGACTATGACCGAACAGGTCCATTACAAGGCAAAGAAAAAGGGCTATGCGCCCTCTGTCTCCTGATCTTCTGTCATATTGTTGACTTGATCGACCATAAAGCCAATTGTGTCTTGTTGACCATCTGTCATAAGGTCTTTGGTGATCCGGTAGAACTCGTCAGGATCGAATTCATTAACGACACAGTTAACCCACCATTTGTCTGCATACTCTTTATGGACCTGGTAGTTCTTATTCATTTCAGCTGTCTCTTGGTCAGCGTGATTTGCTAGGTCTTCAGTTATTACCCAAAACGTTTGGACTGCTTCTAATACTGTTGTCATAATATCTATTCCTCTTCTATAGATTGTAGTACTTCTTCAATTTCATCCTGAGACATTTCATCCAACATGGCCTCAGCCCAATCATCTTCATTACCATCTACCATGATGTCATATACTTCCTGCTGCTGTTCCTCAGTCAGTTTTGAATAAGCACTAGGTAACTTTTTGAATGGTTGGTCTATGGACCAGTCTGCAGATTGATTAGTTATGACTTTTATCAGATCCTCATCTCTATCTGTAGTCAGACTATGATCGGTTAACTTAAATAACAGGTCTCTCAAATGATTTGCTTGGTCTTGTGTCAATATTATTTTCATTTCTGTCTCCTTATTTATAATTAAGTATATCATAAAGGTCATGATGGTCGCAAGAGGTCAAATAGATGTCAAATGCAGGTCGCTTTCTTGGACTGGTTCGGTTTCGAGGGCATCGGCCCAGGGAGGTCCCCAGGCCCAAGTCACTGACGTACCAGGTCCTTAGACATAAAAGAAAATAGGACTCTCGTCCTATTTCCATAATTATTGAATGAAGTAGTCTAGTAGCATCCAATAGCCTTTGATGATCAATATCATAGCTACAGCCCCTAGACTGCAATATCCGAAAAACGTACCCATACTTACCTCCTAGATAGGTGAGAGAGAGCTTTGTCTGCTCTCTCCCCGATTGACTATTCAGCTACTGTAGCTTCTGGACGTTTAAGTACTTGCAGTTGTACATTGCGTACGTGTTGATAGATGATATTAAGTTCTGTCGCAATCTGTGACCGTGTCCAGCCCATAGATGTCAACAATCTAATCTTACCAGACACTGTCTTGATGTGAGTCATATCTGGTGCTACTGGCTTCTCTTTAGATACTACTGCTGTCACTGTTGCTACTTCTTTAGTTACTTTAGCTTTGTTTGATTTAGTCATAATATTTATTCCTTCTGTTTGTTGTTTGTTAAATGTTTATCATCTAACTTATAATTAAGTATAGCCTAAGCCTAAGAATTCATCAACTAAATAAAGCCTCATTATATTCTTTTGTTTAGCCTTTAATTAACCCTTTATGATAGCCTATCTAGCCTAGGCTACGTTTCCTATCATAGGCTTATAGGGCGGACGTTAGGACGTTAAGCCTAGCGCTATTAATTTTAGCCTACGGATTATGGCAACCCATATGACCGGCGTCAGCACCCAAAAATTTCTACGCATTTTTTACGTTCAAACCTCGGGCTAACATGACCCTTGCCAAATTTAAATCGAGGACCTACTAAATTTGTGTTGATTTTCCCATTGATGACCATATATAATATAAAGAAGCTAAACGACTATCGAAACAGAGTAAGTACCCAATGCAGAGCATTACGGCACAGATGAAGCAGCTAAACAGTAGGATCCAAGTGAATCACTTAGGTCTTCCTGAAGGTATCTACCGTCCTGATATGTTACCAGCTTATCCCACCCCACCATCTTTGGCTAATATAACATCCCAGTTCGGCATTGTAGATGTGATTGATAATGATCGTGCTGCGTTAGCGCCATCCAATGTCAATGAACCTAGTCAAGGGGATTTGTTTGCAGCCGAAGATGGTGTAGGTGAGCTTGTCTCAGAGAATGACGCGGAAGTAATATCAGCCTCAACTGCATTAGCTGTTCGTGAAGCAGAGGACAACTATCAGCGCGCTCTCACAAATTACGAACGTGATCTCTCCGCAGCATTTGTTCAATTGGATTATTCCGAAGGTTACCCAACAATTAATACAATGCCATTCTGGACTCAGTTCGAATTTGAATCCAGTGACGCTTACACCCTATTTCAATGTTACTTGAGCCAATATAAGCAAGGCGTAAGACAAGTAGCAGCAGTTCTTGAATCTCCACTCATAGCAGAGATGCCTATTCGTCCTAGCATGGATGAAGTAGCAAGTTACTTTCATATCTACTGCTGGGCATTCAGAGCTAAAGCTTTTGACATGTTCTTTACAGCACACCGTAGAAAAGAGCGTGAGCGTAGAGCAAATGAGACTGAAGATGAACATTATCTCATGGCAGCTAAGCTAATGTCACTTTGTGACGAGTACCTGACTACAAACGGTGAAGAACTCAAAGAAACCTTAACACCTAAAGCATTCGTGGAGCTCTTGAAGACTGCAACAACCTTACAACGTATCAGCGTCGGACTTAGTGCCAATGGTGGCGGCTCCAAGGAAGATTCTCAGACAGCTGGACAATCTGCAGAGATCATTATGCGCAGTATTGCAGAGAAAAATACCGTTGTAAACCGTCAAGATACTGGTGAAAATGGTGAAATAACTAAAGGATATGACGATAAACTCGCAGAAATCCTGAGAAGTCCAGAATTAACTAAAATGGCACAAGAAATTATCATTAGAGTGAACAATTAGGCTAAATTAATGCTCCAAGTATATATGAATTGGCGAATCCCTAATCCAGCATACGAAGAAATTCGTAATGCTCGTAGAGTTTTGCCTATCAGAGCAACATCTGCATTAACTAGTGACCTTCCTAAGCCGGATCAAGAAATATCGCGGAAGATTACTCCACACCAATCAACACTGACCCGCTCTAAGCGCTGTAGCAAATGTGGTGAGTCAAAAGCCTTAGGGGAGTTTCCTAAACATGACACATCATCTGACGGATTGGCAGCGTATTGTTCAGGATGCAAAAATGGCCTTGCAAAAGAGAGACGCCTCAAAGACCCAATTGCCAGGATTACCCATTATACAGTTACACGGATCAAGAATGAATGGCCTAAGGAAGAAATTCCGAAGGATATACAGACGAACCTGGAACACTATTTGGGATATCGGCTTTGGGAGCTCAAACGAAAATTAACGGATGAAGTACAAGCAATGTACGGAATTACGCTCGTAGAAAGCTTTAAAAACGATTTCCACTTGGATCATATTCAGCCCCACTCTTCTTTCGACGCAAAGAGCATAGGTGATGGTGAGTTCCAGAAGTGCTGGGCGATTACAAACTTAAGAATGATACCTGCAAGAGAAAACCTACAAAAAGGAGCTAAGTTAGATTATTATGCCTAAAGCCATATTAAGCGAAACTAATCCTACTCACGTAGGATTTTATTGTGAGGGATGTAAGCATATGCATTATGTTAATACAGCTCCGCAACAATCAGGTCCCTTATGGGGCTTTAATGGTGATCTCGAATCTCCTACACTAACACCAAGCGTACTTAATCGTACAGGGCATTATTGTCAAGGACAAAAGCAACCTCCTGATTGTTGGAACTGTAATGATGCAGCAGCTAATGGTTATGAGGGTATGTGCAGTGTATGTCATATCTTTGTAACTGACGGTATGATTGAATATTTAAGTGATTGTACGCATCATATGGCTGGAAAGAAAGTACCTCTAAAAGACCTGAGTGAAATTAAGGACGACTAAATGAATATAGAAACCCAAGTTAATGCTTCAATGGCAGCAGAATTGATGGATCTTAAGAACCATCATCCTGACAAAGATCGCCTTATGAATGGCGTTAACATGGAAGCTATGCAAGTCTTTCTAAGTGCTAATGCATGGAGACTTACTCCTGCAACATTAGCATCTAAGGTATCACAAGGCGATTGGGTTCCAGCTCACCACCTCCTTTACATTAGCGCCAAGATTGCGGCAGCACTTGAAAAAGGAAATGCACGTTTAATCGTATCAATGCCTCCACGTCATGGTAAATCAGAGTTATGCTCTGTATGGTTACCTGTATGGATTCTGGATCGCTGGCCAACTAAGAAAGTTATGGCTCTATCTTATGGTGCTGACTTAGCTGAAGAGTTTGGTCAACGTGTTCGTGATATTATTCAAGCAGACGAGGATCCAGATGAAGGAGCACATATACTTAATCCAAAATGTTACATCCGTAAAGACTCTGCACGTGTTAATAGGTTCCTTACTATTAGTGGCGGTGGTATGCGCTCTGTTGGTCTTGGTGGCGCTGTTTACGGTCGCGGGGCTGATGTACTTCTATTGGATGACTATTACAAGAATCTTGAGGAAGCTTCTTCGGAAACTAAACGTCAGTCGGTTCTTCAGTGGTTTGCTACTGTAGCGATGTCACGTATTCAAAAGAACGGATCTGCTATTATCGTAGCTACTCGTTGGGGTACGGAAGATCTCTCCGCTCAGATGCTTGCTTTAACTGGATCCAAATGGACTGAGATTAACTTACCTGCTTTCGCTAATGAGAATGATGTACTAGGAAGACAGCCTGGTGAAGCCTTATGGCCAGAGTTTTATGATGAAGAACGTCTGAATGAACTTAAACAGACAATGGGTACATTCCTCTTCAGTGCTATCTACCAACAAGCACCTAAGAAGACTGCATCAGAACTATTTAACCGAGATTGGGTTATTAAAGAGAAATACCCACCTCCAAGAGAACTCCTACGTAGATTACGTTCGTGGGATATGGCAGGTACTGAATCTAAAGGTGACTGGACAGCTGGATATGAATTAGCAGTAGATCCTGCTACGAATCATTTCTGGATTCTAGGTCGTAAGAGAGTTCAGTTCTCCCCAGGTAGAGTCGAAGAACTGGTCAAGCAAACGGCTGAGGATGATGGGTATGATACACAGATCCTTATCGAGCAAGAACCTGGATCTTCTGGTAAGACAGTTATCGAGCATTACTTAGGTACTGTACTTAGTGGATATGCTGCACACTCTGTAAGACATACAGGTGATAAGTTTATTCGAGCCCAGCCTTTCTTTGCTGCATGTGAGTTCGGAAGAGTACATATTATAGAGGGCGACTGGAATGAAGCTTTCTTAGACCAATGTACAGAGTTTCCGGAATGTAAGAATGATGATGACGTGGACTCAGTGGCCCAGGGTTATAATCATTTCTTCCAGAAAGTTGCAATGGCAGGTATTTGGGGTCGTAAACAAAAACAACCTGCTAATGATGATCCAAGTATACCTGGATCAAGAATAGTAAATGCAAAGTCAAATAAACTAGTATTAGGAGCCACCTTCGGTAGGAGAAGATAATGTCAAAGAAAACAATAAGCCCATTACGCGCACTCATAGGTGAACTAATGTCACGATCTGCTTTAGGTGCTGCTTTAGGTATGCAATTTGGTGGAGCACGCGACTTATATAAAGTATTCGGGTATACTAAGCAAATAGGATTTAAAGACTACTACGGTAAGTTTCGTCGTCAAGACATTGCTAAACGTATTGTGAATGCTCCTGCGTCTGCAACATGGAGAAATCCACCTATTCTTAAAACATCTGCATCTTATAAAAAGGAATGGGATGCTTTAGTACAAGAACATAAGATCTGGGGCGAGATTGAACGCGTAGATCGTTTAGCTGGCTTAGGTCAATATGCTGTACTTCTTTTAGGTATAGGTGATGGCCGTAAGATGAATCAAATGGTGTCTGGGGCTGCTGGTACCAAATTACTGTATCTACAGCCTTATGCACAACCTAACGCAAAGATTAAGACATTAAACAGTGATCCTACATCTGAACGATTCGGATTACCTGAAATGTATACAATCTGCACTATGAAAGTAGAAGACATTATTGATGCTAGTAGCACTTCCACTGCGGTAAAGACACAAGAGATGGAAGTACATTGGTCTCGTGTAGTACATATTGCAGAAGATTGTTTAGAAAGCAATTATCTAGGTACTCCTCGTTTAGAGAGTGTCTATAACCTATTAGATGACCTTTTAAAGGTAGCTGGGGGTACCGCCGAAACCTACTGGTTAATCGGTAATCGTGGTATGCAATTAGATGTAGATCCAGATATGCAACTCACAGAAGCAGACGCTGAAGCACTCTCGGATGAAGCAGACGAGTATCAACATGGACTTCGTCGTATTATGCGTACTAGAGGCGTTAAGGTTAATGCTTTAGGTTCTGATTCTCCAGATCCTAAAAATACGTTTGATATGATTATCTCCCTGATCTCAGGTGCTACAGGTATTCCTAAAAGAGTTCTTACAGGTTCTGAAGCAGGACAATTAGCTTCTGACCAAGATAGAGCTAACTGGGCAGATCGTATTAAAGAACGCCGTACAACTTTTGCTGAACCTAATGTTTTACTTCCTCTCTTATTGCATTTAATGAAAGCAGGAGTATTACCTAGCACTAAGCTTACTAAGCTGGATTACGAATGGCCACCTAACTTCCAACTTACACCTTTGGAAGAGGCACAATCTATGGCACAGAAAGCTAGAGCAGCGATCAACTTATCTAAGCAATACAATAAAGGTAATCAACCTCTTATGTCATTAGAAGAATGCCGTCTAGCAATTGGATTACCTGAGAAATGTGAAGTAGGAACTATTCCAGCTATGGTAGAGGATATTCCTCCAACTCCAGCAGTACCTACAGATCCTAATGCAACAGATACTACTAAACCTGCAGTAACAGATATTCCGGCAACATAATTCGGCGGAATATCTATTACTCTAGCCCACTTACAGCCGGTGCCCTAATTATTTAGGACACCTTAAGATTTTTGTTGATTTTGCTATTTTAGTCCTATATAATATAAAGAGGTCGAAATTTCTCTTTTTGTAGGTAGATATGTCAAATAGCAGCACCTCTAATAATTATGATTTTACCATCAAACAAGGTGAGACATTTAATAAAGTAATTACCTGGAAAGATAACGCAGGTACTCCTGTTGATTTATCTAATTGGGCTGCTCGTATGCATCTCAAGATTCGTCTAGGAGAAGACGAAACAATCATACTAGCATTGACGACAGAAAACTCTCGTATTACCTTGGGTAGTGATGGTACTGTTGCTTTATTCATAGAAGCCAGTGTTACCTTACAATTAGAAAATGTCTTATATCATTATACCTTAGAATTAGTTAATGGTGATAATGTTAAACGTTTATTGCAAGGTAGAATAGACATAGATCCAGTAGTTACTATGCCTGGAGATTTTTTAGGTGATCTTACACCTCCTACAGGATTACCTCCATTAGCCACATTAGATGGTAGTGAATTACTTGCGGTATTAAAAAACCAAGTTGTCTACTCTGTTCGTGTAGATCAACTACCTGGTCAAGGATTTATTGATCCACATCTTTACGGTGCTAAGGGTGATGCTGTCTCTCTACCTAATGCTACTATTTCCATGGACTACTTAAGTGTTAGTCATGCAAAATACGCCTTTAAAGATAAAGACGTAGGTAAGACTCTATATTGTGCAGGTAGCTGGCAAGATAATGGTAGCTCCAGTACTATTCAGAGTGTTGCCAATGGTATTGCATATCTATCAAGCCCTTTATTACGTAACGGTCAGCGTTATGTTCTTTTTGGAACAGATGACACAGACGCACTTCAAGCTGCCTTTGATGCTGCAGAACGTATTATGATAGATACCCCAGGTAATACTAATGATGGTACTGGTAATGGTATTCCAACATCAGGTGCAGTAGTACTTCGTCAAGGCGGATATATCGTAAAGAATACTCAAGCGCGTTTTGATGCAGGTAAAATTGCAGCACTTATGGTACCTAGACGTGTAGGATTGTATGGACAAGGACAAGGTTCTACTGCCATTTATACTGCCCCTGGTAACGTGGGACATTCAATCGCAAATAAATACGCAAACACCGTGCCTGCAAATACCGCGGCTGATGAAAAAATCACACTTGCTGATTTCTCTCTTTACGGGTTGCGCGATATTCAGGGTGCTCAGTGCTTGAACGGTATTCACCTTGCTTTATCCATGGGTGGTTATTCAATGGTGGATGGTTATTGCCAGATGTACAACATCAACGTCCATGGAGCAAGAGGGCGCGGAATTTATCTTAAGGGGCGTGGGGAAAACTTCTTTACAAATGTGAATGTCAACTTTGCTTGTGATCATGGTTGGTACATGGACACCACGCAAGACAGTCGCTGGGTAAACTGTAACGCAGGTGGAAACTATTACGCAGGTTTCTTTATCTATGATAATGCTGCATCATCTTTCACTAACTGCAAATCATATTATAACGGTTCCAACGGCGGCACAACGCCTGAACTTTGTTGTAACTGGTATATAAGTGATGCAAATCATTCTTACAATAAAGGTACTTGTATGTTTACCGCCTGCGAAGGGCAAGAAAGTCGCGGGTCAAGTATTGTTATTGATGGTGGTTTAAATCAGTTTGTAAACTGCCTTTTCTCTGACCCACGCAGAAATGCAGTTGGTGGAACAAGTCAACCAAGACCAACCATATGTGCCGGTATTCATATGCGTAAGAACGCTTCGAACAACGTCTTTGATGGCGTTTTCGTTCGCGCCTCATTAGGCCTTGATTGGGGAGGGTCTACTGAAAATCATAATGGTGGTGATTACGCTCTTTATATTGAAGACAATTTAAGCGGCAACGCAAAACTTCGCGGGCCGCGCGGAAACAAAGGTCATATCTATACACTTGAACCTTCTGTGTACAACAATTCCAAAATTGGTGGTGTTGGTACAACCAACAAATTGAACTGTGGCCTTTATGTGGATGGTGATCCGTTACCGGGAGCATACCCAACTGCACCAACTATTAACCGTGCGGTAAGCTGGGACAACACAACTGCTGCAATAAACTTTACTCTACCGTCCGACATGGGTGGTAGGGCTGTTCGTCATTATCAGATAGAAACAAAAACTGGCGGTGGTGAATGGGTTGCACAAAAAGGTGCTACTATTGTTACTAATACACTTGCAAAAGTTACTGGACTAGCCCTTGGTACAACTTATCAAATAAGAGTGGCAGGAGTGAACGTTTTTGGCCTTGGTTCATATTCGGCTGAATACACCTATACCCACAATATTATTTATTCTATGAAGCGTCAGCTGTGTTCAAACAATCAGCGCATAACACCTTTCACTAACTCAATAACAGAACTTTACATCAACACAACGCTTCATGCTAAGACGCCTTTTAATGCTAATTGGACAGGGATTCGCGTTCATTTTGATAACTTTGTCGCAAACTGGAACAATGGTTCTGAAATCACAACAGGCATGACAAGCGCAACTATGAAATGTTCCGTTCAGGTTGGCGATACGATTTATCCTTGCACTGGAACGGTTTCCATTGCTGCTGGGGGTCAAGGTTATTTAGATATTCCTAATCTGACTTTGCCAGCAGGAACTGATTTTTACGTGCATACCAAAGCAACCTTACCTGCTGGGACTAAAAACGTTCCGCAAAATACAGTACGTGACATGCCGATGTGGGATACTGGTCGTGTCAACACCAACGATAACTCTATTGACATAACTGTTTCTGGCGTTTCTCAAGGTGCGGTTGTTGGACGTACAGTCGCAGCTGGTGTAATTACTGCACTCTCATTCAATGCAACAACAGGTAAGGGGACACGCTTTACGGCAACAGCCCCTGATGTTTATGCTTATGAGAAACAGGCGGGTGGCGTCATAGCCTTTAAGAAAATTGGTACAGCAACTACAGACGGTGCAGGAGGTGTTGCTTCAGTTACTCTGGTTGACGGAACTCCCCCAACAGGCGTTACATGGGTAGCACCTTCCATAGTTGTAACTAACGGCTCACTCTATCCAGACAATGGTAACTCTTTGGGTTGGGCACCAAACATTATCACGGGTATTCCTGACGTCCCTGTCCGTACAGTGATGCTGTTGGGTGACACAATCATGAAGGGTGAACTTGTCAATACCACAGACGAACACGGTAACAATGGTCTTTATGAAGTTGGTATAGCAAGTCGTGTTGGACTTGGAAACGCTGGTATTGGTGGAGGGATTGGGGCATACCGTTTTACAACGTCTACAATGACTAGAACAATGGGTTGTTACGCACCTTATTGTACTGACGCGATTGTGGACTTGGGGTATGGTGATTTCATTAACTCCAGAACAGCTGCCTCAACGGTTACAAATCTTCAAGCTATTAGAACTTCACTTGTGGCATTAGGGTTGAAGGTGAACTTTGCAACCATGCTGACACAAACAAGCTCAACTGACGGATATGTGACTGAGGGCAATCAAACTACAGGCTCAAACGGTCTGGGTGTAAACATTTCAACATTTACAGATACAGTTGTTGGTTCTATTCTTGATAACACCATCATATCCGATAATAATGTTATCAATGCTCGTGCTTTATTGTTGACAGGAAACGTCTTTAAACCTGGAACGACAAATGATGGTAACAGACCAAATGACGTTATTGGGGCAATCATGTTGAATGGTATCTCACGTGCTGGTATTGATGCTGCTTTCAAAGCATGTTTTAATTACCTTGTAAATTAGGAAACAAAATGACTATCGAAATTATTGAAGATGGTACTACGGTAGAAATCCTTGAAGAAGGATCTTCTATTACTATTGAGGTAACAGAAGAGAGCATCGAAATCTCTGATGTAGGTCCTCAAGGACCTCCAGGTTCTCAAGGCCTCTTAGGTCCTATCGGTCCTCAGGGACCTATAGGTTTGACTGGAGCAACAGGTGCTACAGGTGCTACGGGATCCCAAGGCCCCGCAGGCCCTCAAGGTATTCAGGGTATCCAAGGAGTTAAAGGCGACACAGGAGATGTTGGACCTCAGGGTACGCAAGGACCTCAGGGTATTCCAGGAGAAGATGGTACAGACGGCCTTAATGGTATAGATGGGGCTGACGGACTTAATGGATGGTCGCCTGCTGTTGCAATTACTAATGATGGAGCGCGGAGGGTCTTACAAGTTGTTGATTGGATCGGCGGCACTGGCACGAAGCCAGCAACGGGATATATCGGCGCGACTGGTATCGTTGCTTTGATTGCTGATGCAGTTGATATTCGTGGTCCTGCCGGTGTTGATGGTATAAATGGCACGAATGGCACAAACGGCCAAGGCGTACCAACAGGTGGTTCAACTGCTCAAATCTTAATGAAGAATAGCAGTACAGATTTTGACACGGTTTGGTCGGACACAAAATCAACAGCTTTAACCGCCGCCGCATTCATCCCGTCCGGTTCGACTGTACCGACAAATGGGTTCTATCTTTCTGCAGCGAACACTCTGGCATGGGCCACAAATAGCGGCAACAAAATGACTATGGGTGCAACGGGTGATATTATCCTTGGCACAACATCAATGGCATCGTCAATTACAGTCAACACAAATTTAAATGGTGGATTATCTCTTAATTCATCAAGTGCAAGCGGCCCTGCATTTAATCTTAATCAAACCACAAATACATGGTGGCAATTTTTCAGTAATGGCGGCTCTTTCGGTGTTTGGAATAATACTTTAGGTATTACAACTTTTGCTATTTCTGGTGGGACAGCAGGAACTGTATCAACAGTATCAGGGGGAAGAATCGGTTTTTCATCTTCTGCAAGCAATGCACGAGGTGGAATGGATACTGCCATATCGCGTGTTTCCGCGGGGGTTTTCGCCTTTGGAAATGGTATAACGGCCGGAGATACAACAGCGGAATTAAGAGCTGGGAACTTCAAAGCCATGCAGGCGGGTAAAGGCTTCTTTATCAAGGAAGGAACTAATGCTAAGATGGGACAAGCGACTCTTGTCGGCGGCACGATTTTAGTTAATAACACTTCGGTAAATGTGAACAGCCGAATTGAATTAACTAGGGTTACGCCCGGAGGTACTCAAGGTCATTTATCTTATTCAAAGGTTGATGGTGTTAGTTTCACCATAAATTCAACAGAGGCATCGGAAACAAGTTTAATAAATTGGGTTATATGGGAGGCCGCATAATGGCAATCAAGAAAGCAATTAAAAGTGATTACGGCGTATACGCAACATACTGGAATGTCGCATTCTTACAGAACAATTTTATTGATAAGGTTCTGTATGTAAAATTGTTTGGATATTCAGATGCGGCTGTGCGACAAGATTCTGCTACTCCTTTGATGGTCATCGAAATGACTTGGCGCGAAGAAAATTATCCTGGGGATATAAATCGCCAAGAGTTGTATGCTCTGATTAAATTAATGTCCGAATTTACAGGGGCAGAAGATATTTAAAATTATTTTTAATTATTCCTAAGATTCTTGTTGATTTTTAAATAATGGTCCTATATAATTAATATAGGTCAGTTATTTAAGAGAGCAACATGATTGAGAAAACAGTAGCCACACGTACGATGAATCTTATGAATTGTTCAACTAACTTGGACAATGTACGCAGAGAAAACTTTCAAGGTGTTGAACATCTTGTAGTACCTATTATTGCGTTAGTAGAAGGTGTAATTCATTCAGGAAACGCTCCTTATCCAGAATTAGCACTTTCAGAAGAATTCGGTCGTATTCCAGTTAGCTGGAACGGCCGTCCAGTTACTCTTAATCACCCTATGCGTGATGGTTTAAATGTTAGTGCATCTGAATCTCCTACAGTCTTTGAAGAAGAGGCTCTAGGATTTCTTTTTAATACCACCTTAGATGGTACTAAATTAAAAACAGAAGCCTGGATTAATTTAGAAACAGTAGCTAATGCATCTCAAGAAGTTAAAGACACTATTGCAAGATTTGAAAATCCTGCTGCTAATGACGTAGTAGAAGTATCTACAGGATTATTTGTCAATTCAGAAGCCTCTAGAGGCAGATTCAATAATGAACAATTTCAAGGCATTTGGCGAGATATCGTTCCTGATCATCTTGCTATTTTGCCTTTAGGTGTTATAGGCGCTTGTAGCGTCGCAGATGGCTGTGGAGGTCCTAGAATGAATGCACTCAAAGTTAATTGCGCCTGCCAAGAAAAACTAAACGACGTAAAAATCGAACCTACTACACCAGCACCCATTACAAATAAATTAGTGCTAGATCCGGAAAATGAATCTTTAGAGCGGAATCGCTTTTTGCGAGGGCTCAAAGAGAAATTTGCTGGACTATTTTTTACAGCGAATGCTGGTATGGAATTATCAGACAGAGATACACGTACAGCCATTGCTTCAGCATTAGCTGCTGAGAACGATGAAAAATGGTATGACATCGTAGCAGTATTCAAAAAAGAATTTATCTATTCGTCTTCCTGGGACGGCTCTCTCGACCAGCGAAGCTATAAAATCTCAACCGATGGCACGGTCGCCCTCGGCAGTGAGACGGTGAGGGTTCGTCCCGAAACCACATTTGTTCCCGTAACGTTCAAGGAGGACTCAAGGATGAACAAGAAAGCCCTGATCGACGGTCTCATCGCCAACTCAGCTACCCAGTTTGAGGAAAGTGACCGAGCAACCCTCGAAACAATGTCAGAAGAAGTTCTGGCGAAATTAGCACCGAAGGAAACTCCGGCTGTTAATAAAGAAGTACCAGCAGTAGTTGCTGAACCTGTAGCAGCACCTGCTGTAAACAAGGCTCCAGCTACACCAGAAGAATTCCTCGCGGCAGCTCCAAAAGAGATCCAAGCGGTATTGAATTCTGGCCTGGCAATGCATCGTGAACGTAAAGACTCTTTGGTAAAAGGTCTTATGGCTAATAGCCGTAATACTTTCAAAGAAGATGCTCTTCGTGCAATGGAAATGTCAACTCTTGAAGGTCTTGCTAAATTGGCAGATGTTCCAAGTTTTGATGGTCGTCAAGGAGCTACATTCTCTACGAATGATTCCAATGCGGTTCCTGAAGCACCTAAATTGTTCCCAACAAAACAATAAGGAGAATGGATTATGGCAATTAAAACTATTACTGTAAAAGGTCGCGGTATCGGTAAAGAAGCACTTGCACAAGGTGCTATCACTCCTGGTATGCTTCTGGTAATGAACTCCGCAGGTCGTGTGTTAGCACACAACGTTGCAGGAGGCGCAGGTGCACCTAACTTCGCACGTGAGAATGAGCTCGCAGGTAAAGGTATTGATGTTGCATACGCAACTGACGATACTGTTATGTACGAAACTCTCTTCTCCGGGTGTGAAGTTAATGCATTGGTTGCAGCTAACGCCGCAGCTATCGCAGTTGGTGATGAACTTGTATCAAATGGTGCCGGTGGTTTGCGTAAGCGTACTACTACTCCTGATGCCGGAGCTTCCCCAAACCAAGCAACTATCAACGCCGCCGTCGCTGCTGCTCAACAAGTTACCATTGCACGTTCTTTGGTAGCCTTGGATAACAGCGCCGTAGGTACAGCAGCTCGTATTCTCGTGGAGATTGTATAATGATTAAAGAAACAGCACTAGTCGATAATTCTAACTCCCTGTTTAAATCTTCGGGTTCAGCAGGCGTTAAATTACTTAACAACAACTTTGATCATAACGTTCTTCGTACGAACGATGTTTTGATGAAAGATGAATGGTTGAAATTGGATCAAACCGTTATTGAAGTTGCTCGTCAACGTCTTATCGGTGTTAATGATTTGATGAGCCGTGGTCTTACATATCCTATTGCAAATGCTCTTGGCGTTACACGCGTTGAATGGCAGACACAGTCTGATATGGATCCTGCGGAAATCTCTATGTCAGGTGTTACAGAAGGTCGTGGAGATCGTCTGGAATATGCATTGACTGGAGTTCCTCTTCCGATCGTCCATAAAGACTTCACTATCAATATCCGTGCTTTGCAAGCATCACGTAACGGTGGTAATCCTATGGATACTACTCAAGCGCGTATTGCTTCCAAGCTGGTATCTGAGAAACTGGAATCTATTCTGTTCAATGGCGCATCAAGCATTAAAATGCAAGGTTCGACAATTTACGGATACAAAACATTCCCTAATCGTAACACCGGTTCTTTGACCGCGGGTGCATGGGATGCTACTCCAGTGGGTGACTCTATTGTTGCTGACGTATTGGCAATGGTACAAAAAGCTTACGATGACCATATGTATGGTCCGTTTGTACTTTACGTACCTTTGAACATCATGACCTATATGGGTAATGACTTCAAAGCCAACAGTGACAAATCTATTATCCAACGTGTTAAAGAAATTGAAGGTATTGCAGATGTACGTCCATCTGAAAACCTTACAGCTGAAGCATTGTTGGTACAGATGTCCTCAGATGTTGTTGATATGGTTGATGGTATTCAACCTACTGTATTGTCATGGGAATCCCATGGTGGTATGGTTCTGAACTACAAAGTAATGGCCATTATGGTTCCACGCTTTAAGTCAGACTATTCAACACAATGTGGTATTGTTCACTATACCTAATAGCATTTAAAGGAGACATAAATGACTACAGCAACACCAGCTGCTCCAGCAGCTACTACACCAGCGAAAGCAGCTCCGGCTGCAACAGCTGCACCTACAGCAAAACCAGCTGCTCCTAAAAGAACTCCTTACCGCCTAATCGGTGGTAAGACTTTCTTGAGGGATGCAGAAGGTAATGAAGTAAAATATGTCAACGGCGATAAAGTACTACTTACTGCAGCGGAAGCAGCAGGACGTAAAGGCCAAATCGAACCATGGACTGAAGTAGTAACAGAAGCAGACGAGTAATAACATGATAAGAGTCACTGACAACGAGGTTAAGAAGATCATAGATACGAATAGAGATACGTCTATTTTTATCGATCAGGCACACCTCGTTGTCAATGAGGAACTATTAAGTAAAGGTTTATCCGAGGATAGACTAAGATCAATTGAATTATATCTTGCAGCACATTTCACAGCCCTCACAGAAGAACGTGGTGGGCTAACAAAATTTAAAGTGGGCGATGCTACTGAAGAGTATATGTTAGTTAAGGGTTCTGGATTTGCTGGAACAAGATATGGTCAAATGGCTATGGACATGGATACATCAGGTACATTAACCACTATTACAAACAACGCCAAGAGAGCTGAATTTAGGGTAGTATAATGAAACAGATATTAGCAGCATTAGTACTTCTTTCAACCGCTTTAATTAGCGGTAATGCTTTAGCTGCACAAACTACCCGTACCGCTATTCAAACTGCAATCACAACTGATCTTGCAAGCGGAAGTAATATTACCGCAACTGAATTACGTACAATATTAACTAACGTAGCCGACAGCTGCTATGTTTTTAATACTGACACATTAAGTGTAGCTGAAGGTGGTACTAATTTAACTTCCTATACTTCAGGTGATTTTCTATATGCTACAGGTTCTACTACTTTAGCTAAACGTACAATAGGTACTACAGGGCAAGTATTAACAGTAGTAGGCGGAGTTCCTACATGGACAACTAGCATTACTCAACCTATCAGAGTAGTTACAGCATCTGGAGCCATTACGGTCGCATTAACGGATCGTACAGTAGTAGTTAATAAAACAACCGGAGCTGCCTCAGCAGTAAGTTTGCCTGCAAGTGTATTAGCTGGACAAACATTTATTATTAAAGACGGTAAAGCTGATGCAAATACAAACAATATTACTATTACACCTAACTCGGGTACTATAGATGGATCGGCTACTTATGTTATTAATACTGCTAAAGGAGTAGTAAGATTACAATTTGATGGCACTAATTATTGGAGCTGGTAATGACTGTAAGAAATTGTTCTCCTGCTAGATATTTTCCTCAAGAGATTACGTGGTGGGCTAGGAATGCTACAGATAAGTTCGGACAATATACTTATAGTGCTCCAGTAGTAATTAAAGGGCGTTGGGAAGAAAAGAATGAACTATTTAGAAATCGTGCAGGTGATGAAGAAGTAAGTGCAGCAGTAGTTTATGTTGATAGGAATATTGAAGTAGGTGACTACTTAATGTTAGGCGTAAGTAAATCTATGAACGTAACCTTAGTAGATGCACAGGAAGTTAAAAAATTTATGAGTACACCCGATATTAGAACTTTAAGCAATGTACGTAAGGCGATATTATAATGTCAACACAGTTTCGCGCAAAAGTAGGTACACAAAGGATCTCTAGTTCATTAGATCCTTCGCAAGCCTCTTATACACGAAGCATACGTACACAAATGCAAGCAATTGAAAAAGAAGTTAATCGTTTATGCAATGTTTTTGAAGCAGTAACACCTGAAGTCCTTATGGATGTATTAACACCTACTTTTGCTAAGGCTTTATTATATACACCATTGCTTACAGGAGCTTTACGCGGTAGTGGGTACTTAGTAACAAGCATAAGCGGAAACAAAGTTAAAGCGGAAATTGGTTTTGGTAAAGGTGGATATCCATTTTATGCAGCTTACGTACATGAAATGACAGATATAAAACACACAGCACCTACTAGGGCTAAATTTCTGGAATCTGCTGTTATGGAAGACATGGGACAGATTGGCCCAAGACTTAGAAAAGCATTTAAGAACAGAGTAGGATTTAAGTAATGTTAGATCTACTTACAGGAATACAAGAACTATTAGTTACAAAGGAAGTAGGAGTACTACCACCAATAACGGATCCAAATGCTTATGGAATTTTTGTCGGAAAAGCACCAGCAACTCCTTCAGGCTCCATTTCCGTCCGAAGAACCACTGGACTGGATTCCAATCCAAAATATTTATTAGACTATCCCTCAATCCAAATCATGGTAAGAGGAAGGCCTAATGAATATGAGACTGCAAGTATAAAAGCGCAGTTGATCAAAGATACTTTGTTAGGACTACCAAGTCAAACGATAAAGGATATAAGATGGGTATTGATTAATATGATAGGTGATATAAATGACTTAGGTACAGATGATAATGATTGTCCACTTATGTCGCTCAACTTTCAATTTATTATAGAACCACCTGAATCCGTAGATAGCAACAGAATACCACTTTAAACATAGGAGATTACAATGTCAAAATCAGTAGCAGTATCCGACGACGCCGGATCTACATATTCTACACTTCCAGGTAATGCTGGGGAATTAAATAACGAAGCAGGTACCATGGATGATACCATCTTTGGTCAAACGTTTCAATCAAACGAATCCGGTCTTATTAACTGGGGCGTAAATGCACAAGCTTTCTATAAAGGCTTTGCAGGGTATCAAGCTAAATTGAAAAAGCAAGGTACGTCAACAACTATGACTACTGAAGCTATGACACTAGTAGCAGGTAAAACTTACAAGATTACCGCAGCTACAAAGAACATCTGGGATCCTGCAGGTGTCTTTACTGTATTTGATGGTGGTGTAGATCATACTGCAGATGTTCTAAGTATTAATTACTTGTTTGGACAAGTTACTTTTAAAGCTGCTTATACTCCTACAGGTGCAATCACTGTAACAGGTAAATACTTCACTACCGTAGCTTTAGGTAATGCTCAAGCATTTACTTTGACACAGACTGCAGAAGCCGTTGATAACTCTGCCTTTGATACTGTACAAGCAAACGGTGGTTATAGAATCTTTACTTCAGGTCTACGTACTGTAGGCTTAGAGCTTTCAGGTTTCTATAATATCACCGCAGCTTATCGTGCAGCACTGCAATCACGTAGTACTATTATTATCGAGATTGATCCTGCAGGTACTGGTGCTTCTGTTGCTAGAGGATTCTTTAAACCTGTAACAGATAACCAAAACGGAGATGTTGGAGCATTGGAAGAAGAAACTATTAGCTTCGTACTTCAAGTACCTTCTACAGATTATTTACCATTCTCATGGGATCATACATCAGGTACTACGTTGCATGCTTCCATTAAGAAAGTAATTACTGCCTGGTTAACTCAAGTACCTATTATGGTTAAATACCTTTATGATGGTACTAATGGTGTTTCAGGTAACGCAATTGTTACTAATATGTCGTTATCCAGTGGCCTGGATAAGATGAACGAATTTGCACTTGAGTTCCAAGGAACTGGAGTACAAACCACGGTAGGTACGGGTTAATAGTATCTACTAAATTCAACCTGTCAACAAAGCTGAGGTATTACAAATGACAGACCAAAACAAAGAAACTACCAGAGACGCTCTCCGTGCTAGCATTTTTAGCTCGGAGAATTCTCGTTATAAACGTACTCCACTTAATTTTAAAGGAACAGATCTTGAAATTAAGCAACCTACACTTACACAAGTGGCTGAAATGTGGACTAAGGAAACTAGCACTGAGCGTGCGCTTTACCTTCTAATTAATCTTGCCTATATTCCGGGTACAGATATCCTAGTCTTCGAAGAAGGAGATATTGCTGACATTATTGCAATGCCTTATGGACCAGAGTTTACTCGGATTAATGAAATCCTTGCAGATTTCCTTAATGGCAATGCGAAGGAAGCAGAAAAAAACTCCGAAGCAACTCCTACTTCTACAACATCCACGCAGTAGCTGAGTTGCTAGGTAAATTTGTACATGAGGTTATGGCTGAGTGTACAATGACGGATATCGATAATTGGGCGGCGTATGATAAGATCAAGACTGAACGAATCAAACGCAATTCCAAAAAGAATAAGAGATAAACTTAACCCGAAGGGCACATTATGGCACAAATAAATGTTGGTGATGTAACCTTTGGGTTAGGAGCTGATATACGAGGTCTTGATAAGGCACGTACTGCTATGCAAGCTTTCGGTAAAGAAACCGATCGTATTGCAAGACTACAAGCTCAAGGAGCTGAAGTATCTGTTGCTGCATATGCGAAGCAAGAAGCTGCTATGCGTAAGGCATTAAATACTACTGTTCTGCTGCAAAATCAATTGCGTCAATCAGGCGGATCTGCTGCTATGATTGGCCAGACAACCAATTCTTTAAATGCACTTACAAAAGCATTAGGTTCAGGCGAACTTAATGCCTCTCAGTATTCTCGTGCAATGGATCGTTTTAAAGTTTCCACAGATAAGGTAAAATCTACTTTAAAAACCCTAGAAGGTACACATTCACAAGCTACCACTACAGGTAATCGTTTTAGTACTATGTTAAAGGATTTACAATCAGCGTCCGTTTTAGCTGTCGGCCCACTAAGCGGCGTAGGGACGCGTATCAGTGCCTTTAGCGCTATTACTAGCCGCTCCACTTTAGCGCTTGGCGGCTTTGTATTAGGGGTTACTGCAGTAGGTGTTGCATTATTTAAAATGTCTTCGGCAGCTATTAAGACAGAACTTGAAATTCAACGTATTAATTCAGCTTTATATGCTTCTGCTGGAACTACTACGGCCACTGCTAATGAATTCAATTATGTCGTAGGCGTATCTAAGAAACTGGGTCTCGAACTTAGTTCTACTGCACAAGCTTATTCACAGTTTACTGCTTCTGTTAAAGGTACTAATATTGAGGGTGCTGAAGCCAAAAAGATTTTTGAAGGTACTGCTACTGCAGCTTCCGCTTTAAAATTGTCTGCAGCAGATACTGAAGGCGTCTTCCGTGCATTAACACAGATGATGTCTAAAGGTACAGTACAGGCTGAAGAACTTCGTGGACAGTTAGGTGATCGTATTCCTGGAGCATTTAGAGATGCTGCAGCTGCAATGGGTGTATCTGAACAGAAGCTCGGACAACTTATGAAGAAGGGAGAAGTTCTCTCAGAAGATTTGCTACCTAAGCTGGCTGAAAGATGGAAAGCTGTTTACGGAGATGCTGCGGCTAAGTCAGCTGACGGGTTGCAAGCAGCTATGAATAATGCAGCAACAGCACAAACATTATTTAACGTAGCTTTTAATGAAACCTTCGGAATTTCTGAAGCTGTAACTAAGAGCTTAAAAGCCTATGCTAGTGTATTAGATTACCTTACAGGTAAGATGAATACCAGCGAAGCAGCTGTTATGAAATTTGGAGAGCAAGTATCTAAAGATACTGCCACTTTCTTAGATGACCAAAAGAAAGTAATTACTGCTTCACGTGATCGTGTAGAAGGATATATTGCTGACGTTGCTGATATGAAATATCAGTCTACTATGCTGACTAATAAACTGAAAGATGATCTTGCAACACAAATTGAAATGCAAAAAGAGCTGTCTTCAGGATTTACAGGTAAATTAGCTCAGTGGGGTGGTGGTACTGATAAACGTGATGCAGAAATTAAAGCAACACAAGAAAAAATTGCACAACAAGAAGCATTAGTAGCTAAGGCAAAAGAACAATTAGATCTATTGAATAAGCTTAAGACTAAAACAAATGAAAAAGGTGCCACTGGAACTAAACCTACAGCTAATGATAATACGGGTTCACCGAAGTTGGATAAACTTACGGAGATTAATGATGCTTTGAAAGTAACCCAAGAACGCACTGCAGCTATTAATGCAATGCCAGATTATTGGTTACAAGGTTCTGATTCTTTGAGACTGTTCAATAAGCAACTTGAACGCGGTAAACAATTAGAGGCTTTCAAAGATAAACTTATTCTAGCAGGCGTATCTCAGGATGTCTTTAACCAGAAAGTTAAAGCATTTAATGAAACTATGGCAGCTAATGATGTAGCAGAGCTTCGGCTGAAAAAGATTGAAGATCGTGCCAAAGCCTTAGATGAAATCGGAGGTACAGCATTAGATCATTTTGGTGGATTCCTAGAAGACTTAAATGATGAGACTAAATCCTTTGGAGATGCTTGGAGTAGTATGGTTGATGGTATTATTAAAGACCTTCAACGTTGGGCTATTCAGCAATCAGTTATTCAACCGTTGAAAGATCTTATTGGAGGATCTTCAGGTACTGGAGCTGACGGAATTTTTGGAAGCGTACTTGGGGCGGTAGCTGGAGCATTTGGTTCTTCTTTCGGATCCAGTAGCAGTAGCTATGGTGGCGTATTCCAAGCAGCTAATGCTAACGTTAATCCACAATTAACTTCGACATTGGACTCTTTATATAATAGTTCAGTAATACTTCCTGGACGCGCAAGAGGTGGTAATGTTAATGCAGGTAAACCATATATGGTAGGAGAAAACGGTCCAGAGCCATTTATTCCTAACTCTTCAGGTAAAATACTTCCTACAGACTTTATGTCAGGTACACAAGTTAATATTACCATTAACAACAATAACGGTTCTAAAGTTACGCAGTCACAAGATAGTAGCGGACGTAATATAGAAATCAGCATTGATGAAATGGTAGCAAAACAAATTAGCACTGTAGGTACACGCTCTAATAAAGCTGTACGTACAAGTGGCAATAGAATAGCAGGTAGATAATGGCAATATCAGGAATATATTGGGTTAATACTTTACCACAACAACCTCTAATTGATGGATATACTGAAGAGGCAGCTGGTAAGAAAATCCGCACTACAATGGATGCGGCAGTAGCAAAACAACGGAATCGCTACTCCACTACAACTATCCCATTTACATGCGTATTTTTGTTTACTATGGACGAATATATTGTCTTCAAAAATTTCTTTAACGTCACCTTAGTTAATGGATCTTTAGAGTTCAATATGCAGGTAGTAGGAGACCCAACAACTACACAGGTAGTGAGATTTACGGAAAGAAATTATAGTCCTGAATTTTTAGGACTACACGTAAGAGTAACATGTAATTTGGAAGTAATGCCATGAGTGATTTTAGTGCCTTAGATTTTGAGGATGAAGATTTCAATACCTCTACTATTTCATCAGATATGTCTGCAGCAATGCATGCAAGATCTACTGAAGAGGTATTTTTAATTTTAGTAACTATTACACATCCTAATCTGGCACAACCAATATACATAGTCAACGATACTAAGGATGAATTATCTACAGGGCAAAGAGGTGTAATATCTAACGGACATGAATTTGTATATTTGCCGTTTGAATTTATTCTTCCTACCTTAGAAAGAGATTCTATTCCCAAGTCTAGGATTAGTATGGATAATACCAGTAGGGAGATTGTAGCAACAGTATTATCTATTAGTGATCCACCTGATGTACAAATACAAATTGCACTATCTTCTAATCCAGACTTAATTGAATATGACATACAAGGTTTTAAATTAGCATCGGTAACATATGATGCATTAACAATTGAAGGAGACTTAACTTTTGAACAGTTCTTTAGCGAACCATATCCAAGCGTAAGATTTACCCCTTCACGTTTTCCAGGTTTATTTAGAGGACGTTCAAGTCAAGTAGGAGCATAATGGTTTGGTCTAATAAATATATAGAGATTCCTTTCGTAGATCATGGACGTGATTGGACTGGGTGTGACTGTTATGGATTAGGCAGGTTAGCTTTAAAAGAAGAATGCGGAATTGAATTACCAAGCTTATTAGACGTGTATAAGAACATTAAAGATGTAGATACCTTAACTGCAAGAATTAATGAAGTATCTGCACAAGAGGAAGTTTGGATACCAATACCAAAAGGACAAGAAAAAGAATTTGATATAATAGTATTGCGTATTTTAGGCTTACCTATTCATATGGGTATAGTAACTACTAAAGGAAATATGCTACATATTATTGACGGCAGTAACGCACAGGAAGTACCATATACTAAAGGCGAGTGGGCTAATCCACATAAGTTAATAGGCTTTTATAGGCACAAGGAATTATGCAAGACTTAGTACAATATAAAGATACATCTCTATTGGTACCCGCTCGTTTAGCTACTGAGCCGGGTATTAACGTATCTGCTTGTGCTTATCCTTTTACTGCAGGCATGTCTTCTTATGTAGTTGCTGAAGGCTATAATATCGCGGAAATACTGAACACCATCACCACGCACCCATTTATGCAGTTGCAAGCTCACGTGTACATTAATGAGACATATGTACCTAGAGCATATTGGGAACGCGTATATCCTAAAACAGGATCAAGCTTAACGGTCAAAATCATTCCTGGTAAGGGAAAGAAAAATCCATTAGCTACCATTCTTATGGTTGCAGTTATCGCTGCGGGCGCTTGGGCAGGTGCTCTTATTGCTAACGGAGCACTTGCCGGATCTTTGGGTGCAGGCTTTGCTGCAGGTACTACTGGTGCTACTATTGCTGGAGCATTTGCTTCTGCAGTTGTTAATGCTGTAGGATCGTTGCTTGTAAATGCTTTAGCGCCTCCTGCAAAACAACGTACATCTGGAGGAGGTACTGATGCAGCAGACTCTCCGACATTATTTATTGAAGGTGCTAGAAACTCACCCGATTATTACGGTGTAGTACCTGTTATCTTTGGACGTCACTTAGTTGTACCTAAATTAGCCTCTAATAATTATACCGAAACAGTTGGTAACAACCAATATGTAAGGCAATTATTTTGTTTAGGTTTAGGTAAGTACAATGTATACAATCCAGCTATTGGTGCAACTGCTTTATCACAATTCACTGACGTACAAATTAATCAATATACTGATGGTGAAGGTGCTGATGCAGACTTACAAATATACCCTGAGTCTATTTTTCAGGAGAACTTTCAAGTACAATTGACAGATGCTGCCGGATGGATTACGCGTACAACACAACCTGCATGTGATGAATTTATTTTTGATATTTCCTATCCTAGAGGTATTGTAAAATATAACGATCAAGGTAAAAAGACAGCTATTAACGTACAAGTAGAGATGCAATATGCACCTACTGGTACTGGAACTTGGTCTGCATCAACATTTTATACCCTTAATAATGCTACTACTTCTGCAGTATTAAATTCTCCTAAAATTACTGCCGGCGGTGGACAGTATGATGTACGTGTACGTAAAGTAGTTTTATATACTCCTAGTGATAGTCTTTTGGATGATACTTGGTGGGTAGGTATTAAAACCATTACACACGAAAATCCTGTTGCTATGAAAGGTGTTTCTTTAGCTGAAATGCGTATTAAGGCTACTGACCAATTAAACGGAGCTGTAGACCAATTTCAGGAAGAACTCTTTTCTGTATTACCAGATTATGACGTTACTACTAATACCTGGATTGAACGTGAAACACGTAACCCAGCATCATTCTTTAGATATGTCTGCCTTAATTCCGCTTTATTCGAAGACGGTAGTGGTAATCCTTTGGTTGATGCACCTAATGCACGCCCATTAACTATTGCACGTATGATTGATGATGATCTAAAGGATTTTCATGATCATTGCCGTATCAACGGTTTTGAATATAACGCCGTAATTGACTTCGAAGCTTCTGTACAAGATATGTTAGCTGAGATTGCAGCAGCAGGACGTGCAGCACCTACATTGGTAGACGGTAAATGGACAGTAGTTATTGATAGACTGCAAACTGTTATAGCGCAGCATTTTACTCCAGCTAATACCTGGGGTTATTCTGCTACCAAAGTATTTCCAGAAATTCCTCATGCATTCCGTATTCAGTTTCTCAACGAAGAAGCCGGATTCTTGCAGGATGAAATGTTGGTATATGCTGATGGATACAATAAGACTAATGCACGTAAAATTGAAGGCTTGCAACTTCCAGGTATTACAAAGCCTAGCTTAATTTACAGACATGCAAGAGAGCATATGGCTGTAATTAAACTGCGCCCTATTGAACATAGCTTTTACTGTGACGTAGAACACTTAGTTGCAACTCGTGGACGCTTAATTAAATTTGCACATGATGTACCTTTAATTGGTGTAGGTCAAGGATATATTACAGGAGTTACTACTGATGGTGGTAGCCCTGCTAATATTATTTCCATTCAATTGGATCGTCCTATGGAAATGCAACCAGGTAAATCTTACAGCGTACGCGTAAGAGATGCCGAGACACGTAAAAGCACTTATAAGGCGGTTACAACAGTTGTCGGAAATAACAACACCACACTTACCTTCACTACCCCATTTCCACGCACAGAAGGTATGTATATAGATGACTTGTTCATGTTTGGAGAAACAGGAAGAGAAAGTATTGATCTGATCGTCAAAGATATTTATCCTGATAATGATTTCGTAGCTAAAATTGTCTGCGTAGATGCTTCGCCTGCAATTTTTTCTGCTGGTACTGGGACTATTCCATCTTTTGATTCTGTTGTTACATTACCTGCAATCTTACAACGTACATTAGCTCCGGTAATTAAGCAAATTCAAACTGGTGCAGAAGTACAAGTATATAATACAGATGGATCTATTTCCACTCGTATGGTTATTACATTAGAAAATCCTAACGGATTTGATGTAGTACCATCGATCAAAATAAGACAGTCAGGTACAGATACTTATGAAGATGCTAATACATTGGCACTTAGTTCTGAACGCATTATTATTGATGGATTAGATCAAGACGTACTTTATGATATCCAGATCCTTTATAGAAAAGCCGGTTCAGGTGTAATTACCTCTACCGTACATTCACCTATAACTGAACGTACATTTATTCGCTTTGAAGGTATTAGTGATAATCCACCTAGTGTAACGAACTTTAAGATTCAACTGGTTAACACCTTAGCATTACTTACATGGGATGCTATGCGTCTTATTGACTTTGCATATTACGAAATTCGTTATAGTCCTAATCTTGTAGGCGCTACTTGGGCTTCTGCACAAGTAATTAAAACAGGATTGACTAATAATGAAACTACCTTAGCAGCTGCTTCTGGTACTTTCATGATTAAGGCAGTTGATACAGGTAATAGATATTCTAACGACGAAACTACTGCAAGCTTGTCAGTGGTTATTGAAGGTACTAATGCTGTAGAAACTGTCACAGAAGATCCAGGCTTTACAGGTACACATACTAATACTATAGTTGCTTCAGGTAATCTAGAATTAGATGTACTTACCTTAGGTGAAGGTTTATACGAATTTGATAACATCATTGACTTATCTGAAATATATCCTTGTACATTAATTCCACATATTATTGCTACAGGACGTAATATTGGCAATACAATGGATCAATGGCCTGTATTATCTTTATTAGATTCCTTAGCAGGATCTACTCCAGCTTCATGGTATGTAGTATTAGAAGAGTCGCATACTGATGATGATCCTTCTGGTACACCTACATGGTCTCCATGGGCAGGGATAAATTTGGGTAATTATATTTTCCGTGCAATTAAGTTCCGCCTTAAGTTGTTTGGTAATGGTATTAACGTAACCCCTTCCATTGAAGAACTTGGTGTATTGATAGATATGCCAGATAGGGTAGAAAAATTACTTAACCATGAAATAACTGCAGGCGGTGTTACAGTTACATATACGCCAGCATACAAAGCAACTCCGGTAATGACTTATTCTTTAACGAATGGTGTTGATGGAGACAAAGTCGAAGTAACTAGCGAAACGGTTAATGGGTTTAATATTAAAGTTACTAATGCAGGTTTAGATGTTACACGACATGCAAATATTCATATTATAGGTTACGGAAGGGTACAATAATGTCACAGTTTAGTTTTGGAAATATCAACGAGGCTACTACCGATGGATTTGGTTTAGCTACTATGTTGGAAAACTTTGAAGCTGCAGTCAATAGCGCACACGCAGGCGCTACAGCTCCTTCATACAAAATTACAGGTACTACATGGAGAGATACATCTGTAACACCTCACCTGATTAAGCAATATGACGGTGCTAACTGGCTTGTTATAGGTAGTTTAAATACTACTACCCATGAATATGCTTTATACCATAAAGGAGCTGTCTTAACAGGTAATGCTACAGCTACTACAGGTGATGGATTAGAAATTAGTTCTAATGCTCTACGTGTTAAATTAGATGGAACTACTATCATAAGATCCGCAGCAGGTATTAAAGTAGATACCACACAGTTTGCTACCGCTGCACAAGGTGCTCTAGCTGACACTGCATTACAACCTGGAAGTGTATCTTCAGGTATTATTATTAACCGTTATGTACTTAATTCAAGTACTACTTACACTAAACCTGCTAACTTATTGTATATAGACGTAGAATGTGTAGGTGGTGGGGGTAATGGTGGAGGCGGTACAAACTACGGTAGTGGAGGTGGTGGAGGAGGCGGTGGATATACTAAAAAAATGATTGTTGCTTCTGCTATTGGTGTCACCGAAACTGTAACAGTTGGCGGGGTAAGTGGAACTTCTTCCTTCGGCACACATTGTTCTGCGACTGGTGGGGGTACGGGAGGAAATAGTGCTGCTGGCGGAGGAATTAGCGCGGGTGGGGGTGCTGGCTTAGGTGTTGGTGGTGATATAGTCATACATGGTACAACAGGTCGCAGTGGTTTAAATGGTGGACCAAATCCTGCAACATCAACTGGGCAAACAGTTGTTGGTGGCGATGGTGGAGGCTCAATATGGGGTGGCGGTGGCAATGGTGCAAAATGTTCTGTAGGAGGTACTACAGTAGCGAGTGGTACAGCAGGTTCAACTTATGGCGGTGGAGGAGGCGGTGGAGCCAGCTTAAGTGGGGGTACTAGAAATGGTGGCGCAGGTATTCAAGGCGTTGTAATTGTTACAGAATATATCAGCACATAAGGAGTTTGAAATGTCAAATAAAGCAAAACCAACTAATGTCTTAAAGGGGAAGATAAATATGGAGGAACTTATAGTACAACACTTAACACGTATTGAGGTCAAAGTAGATCAACATGCAGAAGCTTTAAATCGCTTTACACGTACAGAAGAACGCGTTGTAATGCTTTTGGAAAGCTTTAAAGAAATGAATACTGCCTCTAATGCATTAGAAGCTCGTATAGCTACCTTAGAAAAAGCTTTAGCGGAAGCACGTACTACAGGTAAAACTATTGGATGGATTCTTACATGCTTAGCAAGTATTGTAATTTTTCTGTTCGGAGTAAATTGGGACGAAATTATGGTTTCTTTAAAAACCTTTCTTATGAGTATGGAGAAGCCAAATGTCGAATAATGCTTTCTTTGAAGAATGTCTTAAGGCTGTTTTATTTTGGGAAAAGACAGTATATACCAACAATCCAGGGGATTTAGGGGGCCCTACGAAATATGGTATCACGCAAAGGACCTTGGCAAGTTATAGAGGTAAGCCTGTCACCGCAGAAGATGTACGTAATCTTACATACGAGGAAGCCGCAGACATCTACAAGAAGTACTTTTGGGATGCAAATAATTGCGATTTACTCCCGAAGCCAATTGCCTTACTCCTGTTTGACGGCTGTGTAAATCAATCAGGCGTAGCAATTCGTAAAGCATTACAATCTGCTATAGGTAAAATTGTAGTGGATGGAAATATTGGTCCCAGAACAGCGCTTGCAGCGGAGAACAGAAATGTTATTGATCTGGTAAATAGATTTATGACTTTGAGGGCACTGAGGTACGCCGACTCTAGTACCTTTGGACTTCATGGTCGTGGATGGTTTAATCGTATGTTTGACATGCATACTCGTGCGATTAAATTAAGTACATTAAACAACTAACCCATAAGGAGATAAATTATGGACACTACAATGTTAAACAGTATCCTCAGGCATATTATTACTGGGGTAGGTGCGGTACTTGTAACCAAGGGCTACACTGATCAAGCAGGATTAGAACTTATTGCGGGTGGTGTTACAACCGTAGTAGGTTTAGTACTGTCATACTTTGATAAGAGAAAAGCTGCTGCCACTTTGGAAGCAACTAAAGCAAACAAACAATAGGAGAATACAATGGCATTATTTCTTTTTATTACTACACTCATCGTCGGTGGTGGACTTGTTAATGAAGGCTACGACAAATGTGTTGAGACTAAAGGCGTCAAAGCATGTTATGAGAAGTTCGTTGACTCTAAACAACCTGCTGATTTCTCTAAACTGAACAAGTAAGGATTATTATGGATTTTGCAACTATAATAGGTTTGGTATTTGGAGGTTCTACAATCCTCGGGTTCATTGCGTTAATTTATTTTGCTTACCGTAATGGAAAGATAACACAACAAGGAGAACAGGATAAACATGATACGGAAGTTATTAAGCAGTTGCAATTTGAATTTAATAAGCCTAAGTCTAGTTCTAATGATGATCGTGACAGCTTGCACAACGGTGACTTCTAGCGTTACACCCGGAGTACAAGAGTACACGAAAGAAGAGCAAAGAACATTGGAGACGGAACTGAACGCTAAATGCCCTCTATCGAAAGATCAGTTCGGCAACGAAGTACATTCATGTCCTATGATAGATCGTGTAATAAGCGACTATCGCAAACTTAGACAACTCAACCGAGTGGCTAGGGGCGGTACCTAGGACATACAAAGTTACTGCAAGTCTCCTGTAGTAAAAGAGCCCCTAACAGTCCTCAGCCTGTTAGGGGTTTCTTTTCGGCGGAATCTGTAACACCACATAACACTCACCCACTTTTACCGCCGGCGCCGGAATTTCTTTGCATCGATTTAGTCCTTGTAAAACACCAAAGGAATCCCTAAGGATTCCAATGAGTTAACTTATATGCTTTTGGCATGATGATTAAAATAATAGGTTATATTAGTAATAGGTATCATCCTTAATGGAATGCCGCAAGAGGCACGCATATAATGATACATTATGTAATATAGCTTATGCTGCTCGAGGTCCGTCATCATCTGGATCACTCCCAAAGGCAGCTTTATAAGAAGCTATACGTGTGGCTTGTGTAGGTGTATATCCACGTAAACGAGTTTTAGATAAACCTTCTTCTAGTTGCATTTTAGCCTGCTCTTTCTGGATCCCAACGATCTGGTTAATCAGGTCGCCAACATGCCACCTGAGCGGAAGAGAATCATCTAAACCGGCTTCAATGCCAGTTAACAATACAAGTGCTCTTTCAGTATTAATACCTTTAAGAGGTCCCATATGCCTTCTTGCTAAAGATAGCTCCCAATACAGTTTAGATTTTTGTGCCAGCGTACTATATCTGACGAGATCAAATTCAGTAGGTTTTTTTGCCATATTGTATTCCATGTTGTTGTATCACTCTTTTTATTATATAGGCATTTAATTGGAACTATCAACGGTTTTATTGAGTTGACCATTATTTAACTCTTTAACTGTCGTACCCCATAGATAGCACATCTTAGCTTCAGCTACGAAAGGAACTTTAGTTAAATTCCAATCAATTGCTACTTGCGCGAATGTATCAATACCTATACGCTTAACCATTGCAACGATAGTTGGATCATTAGGCACTTCGATAACGATGGAGTCATGTACTAGATCCACAATCTTTGCACCCACCTTAGCTATGATAGGACGAATACGTATTGCTGTATGCGCCGTAATATCGGAAGCAGTAGATTGGTGTGGGAAGTTAGCAAA